CCAGGCAGCCGCAGACAACGAAATCCCAGCTGTCGATGAACTGGTGGAAGTGCCCCAGCACGTCGAGGGCGGCAGGCTTCCGCTTGTTCCACTGGGCGATCTTCTTCTTCAGCGGGATCGTCACGCCGCCCACGCCCCCGGCGTAGTGAACGGCGTCGCCGTGGTGGAATCGCACGGCATGCCCCTGGATGTCGAGCCAGTTGTGATAGCCCTGCTCGACCTTGAACGTCACTTTCGACGTGCGACGGAAGTGACGTGCGAGATTTTGGTACGCGAGCCACTCCCAGCTGTGTCGGTACCCGGTGGCAATGCGACGTTTCTTCGTGGTACGCCCGTGATTGCCAAAGCTGGTGACCACGGTGATGTGGTCGACCTTGGCCTCCCGCAACAGCAAGTCGACACCCGCGGCCACGTGGTCCTGGACGTACATCACGGCCTCGGCCGGACCCAGGAAGTTCGATTCTTCGAGCTCCTCGTGGATGGTGCCGTTGATGAGGTCGCCGCCGAGCCAGACCACCATGTCACGGATGTGCGAAATCCTCCTGGCGAAATCCAGCAAGAACAAAGCCTTCTGCCACGTTTTGCAGATCCGGCGATCGGCGATCGCCAAGTTGAATTCGTTGGCGCCATCCACGGATTCGAGCGTTATACGGCTTTCGGCATGCCAGTCGTTACAGCACAGGACGGCGGTGGCCTGACCGCGGGAGACCCTGCCGCTGGGCTGTAGCTTCTTCCTGGCCACGCGATCCTTGGTGGCGAGCACCGTCTCCAAACTGCGTTCGACATGCACCAGTTCGCTCTCGGCCTGGCTGCGTTTCTGCCGTTCGAGTCGGAGCTCGGCACGGGCCGAGGCCAGCTTGGTTTCCAGGCTGCGCATGGCCTTAACATCGGCGGCGGTCTGATCATTGTTGCTCATGACTCGATGGTGTCTCCTCGGTACATGCCCCTCCGCAAGTCGCGACGCACGTTTCGGCGATTCGCCTTATTCACGAACCTGCGCCCGTGGGGACGCAGGGCGTTACGCGTGTGTTTGACGGTCCGCTTGATGCGGCAGTCGTCCTTCTTCATGCGTGCCTCAAAACGGCAGGTGAATGGCCTTGAGCGTCGGACGCGTCACAGAGATTCCATGTCGCCCACCACGTTTGCGAGCAGTAATCTTCCCAACACAACGGGCACAGCAGACCGCCATGACCATCCGGCCAGCCGCTGTGCTCGTCTTCTCGGACTCCGCACTTGGAACATGGCTCCGTCATGGCATCCCCTTAAAACGGCAGATATTCTGGGTCGTAATCCGTGACCGGCCGAGCTTCACAGGCTTCCGGCATCGGCCCCAGTTCGTAATCCACGATTCGCTCGTAAGGCTCGCCAGCGACGGCGCGGACGGTGATGTACGTGGGGGGAGCCACCGCTCCGCACTCCGCCAACTGGACTGCTCGCTCGGCCGTGTCCGGCACTGGATCCGGCGAGCGTTTCCGCCACCACTGTTCCGCCTTGCGGCGGGCATAGCCCTCGTGCTCGACGCACACCCACTCCGACTTGTACTCGTTAAGGCCGACCTGGTAGTCGACCCGCATGGTCTTTGGCGCGTCCTCGGCCGCGCCCCGTTTGGTGTGGACGCTGTAGGACACGTCCTCGACTTTGAAGGTCGTGATCGTCACTTGGCCGGACAGGATTCCGGCCTCGCTGGCTTGGGCCTCGTGCTTCTGTCGCTCGGGCGGCGGAAACTGGTAGCCGCAATCGGGGCAAGTGGAATAGCCGGCGGCGATCACCGACTGGCATTCGGGACATTCCTTGGCCGGGGCCTCGCCACTGCCGGAAGACGATTTGTCCTTGATCTTCAGCTGGTCCACGGGGCCGTGCCGAAGCACGTTGCCGCCGAAGTCCAACACCAGGCAGTTCTGTTTGCCGTCGTGCAGGCGGAAGCCTCTCCCAACGCACTGATAGAAAAGCCCCGCCGACGCAGTCGGCCGCAACAAGGCGACACAATCGATGTTCGGCGCGTCAAAGCCCGTGGTCAGCACATTGACGTTGCACAGGTACTTGAGCGGCTCGCGGCCGAACAGGCCGCCGGACACCCGCCGAAACCGGGCCAGCAATTCGTCGCGTTCCGCCGCGGGCGTTTCGCCGCACACGAACCCGCATTCCAGGCCGTGCTTCTCCTGCAAGGCACGGACGACGTGGCGACCGTGGGCGACTCCCGCGGCGAAGATCAGCACGGACTGGCGATCCTGCGTGGCCTCGACGATTTCCCGACAGGCCGCCTCGACCACCGAGTCCTGGTCCACGAGGTTTTCGACCTCGTCGGCGACGAACTCGCCAGCGCGGACGTGCAAGCCGCTGGTGTCCACCTTGGTCTTGCCAGCCTTGGTGACCAGAGGGCACAGGTAGCCGTCGCGGATCAATTCCCGAACACCGATTTCGTAGCAGATGGTGTTAAGGAAATGGTCTGGCCCACAGATCGCTCCGCTGTCCAGCCGGAACGGCGTCGCCGTCAGGCCGATGACGCGCACATGCGGATTGACGGCTTTCGCCTCGGACAAAAATTGACGGTACATGCCGTCGCCATCGCGGGGAATGAGATGGCATTCGTCACAGATGATGAGGTCGAAGGCGTCCAGTTCGCAGGCCCGTTTGTAGACGCTCTGGATTCCAGCGACGATCACTGCGTGCTCGGTATCGCGCCGCTTCAGGCCGGCGGAATACACGCCGAACTTGACTTCGGGGCAGACGGCCCGCAGCTTGTCGGCCGCCTGCTCAAGTAACTCCTTGACGTGTGCCAGGATCAGTACGCGGCCGCCCCACTGCGTCACCGCGTCCTTACAGATCGTGGCCAACAGGGGTGTCTTGCCCGCCGCCGTTGGCAACACGACGACCGGATTGTCGTCACGTTGCCGCAGGTGGCGATAGACGGCCTCGATGGCTTCTCGCTGATAAGGACGCAGTGTGAGCATGCTGATCGTCGTCGGAGTGGGCACAACGTGGGTGGACAAGAGCGAAACCGACACGCCACCGGATCGCGGGAGTGGTGGCGTGATCCGCTGCCGGTCCCCCAAGCACTGTCCGGGTCGCTTGGACGAATTCTGCTGCGTCGCTTACGCAGCCTGGGAGTCGTTGCCCTTCGTTTCCTCCGGCAGCGGGAACAATTCGGCGTCGCTCCCGCAGAGACGTTTCGGCACTTTGCCCTCGAGGAACGCATCCAACGCCCATTCGGTCTTGGCATAGCGCAGCCGCTCCGCACTCTTGCCTCGCCCCGCACCGGCCGTGCCCAGAAGGAAATCCCGGAGGGCCAGGATGCCGTGGTCGGTCTCGTCCGCTGGCACACCGCTGCGTAGCACGTCGCAGAAGTGCACCAGCCGGCCTCGGTCCGCCGAGTAATACGCACGTGCAATCACTGCCCGGGTCTGGCACGTGGCCACGCCTCGACTGAGACAGGTGCTGAGGTGTTCGAGCGCGAAGTCGATGGCCTCCCGATGGCGGCGGAACAGTTGGGCCTCCTCGTCAGCTGTCAGTCGCGGACGGCGGGACGACAGACCGGCCAGCAGAGAGTGCAGCGTGGCCAGATGTTTGCTGCTGACATCGCCGACATTCCCGGTCAGGGTGAGGATGTCCAGATTGCTACGTCGGTTGCCGGTGTCCAGCACCCACCGGTTCTCCGGCGGTTCATTGAAGAACACCCGCATGGCGACTGTGACATTGGCTTCGATGACGGCGCACAGCCGGTGCTGGCCGTCCATCAACAGACCCGTCGTATCGAAAATGATCCCTTGGGACGACAATCGCCAGCGACCGGCCTTCATGTCGCGGGCGAAACGGTCTACCGTGGCCTGAATGACGAGGCGATTGTGGGTATTGCCTTCGAGCCAGCGAAACGCCAATTCTGGCGTCACGTCAATCACGCGGTCGAAAGGAAGGGGGTCGTCATGGGGGCAAGCAGCGGAAATCATCTCTGTTCTCCTTGTTGGTTCAAACGTCGTGACAAATCTTGGACCAATGCTTCGACGAACTCCCGTGAGAACAACTGCCACAGCGTGGCGGCAGCGGTCTGGGGGTTGGTTGGGCAGAATTGCAGGGGAATCATGGGCACGGGCGAGCTGTGGCCGCGTATGAGCGGGCGCGCCCTTGGTGAGATCGGGCTACCGTCCATCGTCGTCGGAGTGCCGTCGGATGGCACGCGGCGCCTCCCAATCTTGGCCGTATTGATGGTGCGTCCGTCACGACACTTGCGCAGACGTGCGGGGATCGCGCCGCGCGCACCACCCGCCGTATCGACCGCGGCTGACTTCGGCTCTGCCGATGTGGCAGTCACGGAAGGCACCGCGGCACTCCGCTCTGGCGTCACCGGTGTCAGAGAGATCGCCGCAGCGGCCTCGGCCTTCTCGCGGTACCGCCTGACCGTCCTTTCGTGGACACCGCAGTGTTCCGCGATTTGGCCGTTGCTTAGGCTGACCGCCTTGGGATGCATTAGCGCCGTGCGGACGGCCCGCTCCTTGTCCTCATTGGTCCGCCGAAGGCCATGTGTCTTGTTGACGCCGTAGCTGTACCAGCGAGCATCGTCGAGCGTGCCTTGGTGAACTTCGACTTCGATCGGCTCACCCGGCTTTGCGCGACGCCAGGCGTGAAACCGGTGGTATCCATCGGCCAGCCAATAGTGTTGGCCATCGTAGAACACGGAGACGGGCGGGAATGCGGTGCCGGAACGCATCAGTTCGGCATATTCCGCCACCACTTCGCTTTGCAACTCCGCACGCGGTTGGGTGCCGCCGTCGGTGCGGAGCAGGTCAATGTTCAGTCGCATTCTGGATTCCTTTTGACGTGGGTGACTCTATGCGCTCATTGGGCTACCGGCGCAGCAGGCGCCGCGGCGATCACTGGCCGTCGTCCGGGTTCGGCGTCGATCAGCTGGCCGTCTCCTCTGACTGGTGCCGGCGATGGAGGGAAAAAACGTTCAGGAAGACCTTCTCCAGGAACTCGAACGGGAAGCTCGCCATCAATTCGTGCGCACAGCGGCGTGGATCGTCCTTCGACAACTCGACTCTCACCGAGCCGGTAACACTGGCTCTTTCGTCTGCCGCCGAGCCGACCGGCATGCAAGGGGATGTCTGGTCCTTCCGCTGCTGAACGGAGCCAATTCGCGCCGTGTTGATGATGCGCCCGTCGCGGCCCATTCGCAGGCGTGCGTGCGCGGTATTGAGAAGATGATTGCTCAGCTCGCCTATCGGCGACAACGAAACGGCCGATTCCAACTCCCGACGGTATCTCGCGACCGTGTTCCCCGTCACGCCGCAGTGCTCTGCGATCCGACGGTTGCTTAGCAAAAGCGCTTTGGGGTGTTCCAACGCCCTCCGCACCGCCCGCTCCTTATCGGCGTTGGTCCGCCGCAGGCCGTGGGCCAGATTCACTCCGTAGCTGTGCCAGCGGGCATCCTCCAGCGAGCCCTGGAACACGTCTGCTTTGATCGGCTGACCTGCGCGCACACGGCACCAAGCGTGAAAGCGGTGGAATCCGTCCGCCAGCCAATAGTTCTGCCCATCGTAGAAGACCGAAACGGCAGGGAAGGCGGCGCCAGCCCGCATTAGTTCGGCGTATTCCTTGATCAGACGACTGTCCAGTTCCGCGCGGGGTTGCGTATCGCCATCGATACGGATTAGGTCTGTGTCGAGACGCATGCGATTGTTCCTTGGAATTAGTTGTTCTGTGCCAACACGAGATAAAGCTGCACCGCCAGCCGGGGCAGATCGTCCAGGCGGACGACTGCCAACCAAGGCTGGCCGTTGGCCCGGTGCAGGACCACAGGCACCTTTTCGCCGGCGTCTGCGATTGCCTGGTCTAGGGCCGGGTAGAGGCGAAACGCCTCCGCGCGTTTCACCTCGAAGTGCAAGTCCGGAATCGCGGTAACGATGTCAGGGGACTCATCGCTGCCGGAGTACTGGCGCCCGCGGTGTGCCTCGACTCCGAACAGACGCCGGATCTCGGCAGCCGCTTCGCGTTCGCCAGCCTTGCCCTTGTTGCGTGATCGAAGTCCCATGACATGTGCCTTCTTCTGAACCTTGGAGATCAGAACCCGACTAGCCACGCCGCCAAGGCGGCGCTTCGGTCGTGGCCTGCACGGGCTTGCCGCTGGTCGCCTCCTTCGGGGCGTAGCCTTTGATCTCGTTGACGATCTCGCCGCCCTCGTCGCGCTTCTTGCACTTGACGGTGATCACCAATGGCAGGTTGTGCAGTTCGCAGCTGTCCTTGGGTTGCAGCACGCCCACCGCGCGGCAGATGGCCGAGAGTTCGGCCCGCGCGATCTTCACGGCCGTCGCGTTCGGGTTGTTCAGATTCAACCGGGCCCACAGGATGCGGTTCTTGTACTCGCCGTCAATGACCTGAAAGACGAACTGCAGGTAGCTGCCCGTGCCGGCTTTGTTGGGCTTCACTTCGCTGTCCGTGATGACAGCTGCGTACTTGCCAGCGGGGATCGCGTCGAAATCCGAGCTCGGCTCGACAGTATTGGCATCGAATCCGTTGAGGTTGGCCATGTGTGGTTCTCCTTGAGATGAACGTGGAAAGGGAAAGTGACTACTTGCTGGAAACGCTGCTGGTGATACCGGCCAGGATCGAGTTCCAATCCAGGGGCAGTTCGGCCGCGAGATTGAAACGGTTCTTGGCGACGCAGGACGGGCCGCCCACCGTGCGCAGGACACGCTCGCCACCGTCGCGGCCGATGGCATGGGCCACATGGCGCTCGCGGTTGAAGTTGCCCGTATCGGCCTCCACGCGGAACTTGCGTGTGGCGAAGAGGACCGCGTCCGACCACTCGGTGATCAGCGCGGCCGCATGCTTATTCAGCCGCGGCGAGTAACGGTCGTAGGCCGCGGATTCCGGATCCTCGAAGCGTTCGACCTTGGCGTGCGCCAGGAGCACGATCATCATCTGGCGTTTGCTGTGCAGGGCGATCAGACCGTCCAGGAGCTTGCGCCAGTAGGCCAAGGCGTAGACGTAGCCTTTGCCGTAGCCGCCGTCGACCTTCTCGATGGACTTCGCGCCGTAGTCCCGGCACACCGCGTCCCAGATCAGGCGTTCCGCCCAGTCCAGCGAATCGATGACCGCGGTCTGGTAGTCGTGTTGCTCGGTGTACAGCGAGCCCAAAGCGGCTAGGATGTCGTCGAACGACTGGGCGAGCGGGAATCGGTGGCAGTCGATCTGGCCCAGGCCGTCCTCGGTCTGGACGAACACGGGTCCCGGCGTTTGCGCGGCGAGGGTCGATTTGCCCACGCCCTCGCTGCCGTAGACCATCAGCCGCGGAGGCACCGCCTGCTTGCCGCGCTGGATTTGTTGCAGAGTCGTCATGCTTGAAAGCCTTTCGTGTGGTGGAAAAAGTGAGCGCGGACGGAGGGCGGCCGAATCGGCACCTTCAGAACGAGAGAGTGTGGGCCCGCCACACCGACCGTCCGGCGCTCGTGGTCAGGAGACTTACGCGGCCTCGAACAGGCGCACTTCCTCGTACCCGGTGGGCCAGGTGCCCAGCCCGGTGCAATGCCGGAGCCGGCGGATGGCCGCCTCGTTCTCTTGCTGGGCGATACTGAGCGTGTCGTCCGAGACGCGCCAGACCCCGCAGCGATGCGGCTCTTTCTTCTCCACGGCGATCAGATGCACGTGGGGCCAAACGCCAGTCACCTGGGCCAGAACGGCCCGATAGAAGGCGAGCTGGTGGGCGTACCCATACCGCCGGGCGTCCGCTTCGAACCAGGTCAGATCGTCGGCCGTTTTCAGGTCCACGATCCCGCGCTGCGGGTTGAACCAGTCCATACGGATCTGGCAGGGGATGCCGCAGTACTCGGTCCGCACCACGCCCTCGGCCGCTCCCTCAGCCAGCAGGGCCTTGGCCTCGGCGTTCTGCTGAACGGCCTCGGCCATTCGCGTGACCAGGTTGAAATGCTCCGTGGTCAGCACGGGCTTGCCCTGGGCTTCGGCCCACTCGGCCCAGGCTTTGGTAGAGGTGCCGAACGGCTGGCCGGTCTTGGGGTTGATCGGACCGCCGACGGCATAGGTTTGATGGAAGACCTCGAGGCCTTCCAGGATCACCGTGTGGGCCGCGCGGCCCACGAGATACGCCGGGCGGTCTTCGTCCTGAATCAGGCCACAGCGTTTGCGGTGATAGAGGAGCGGGCACTTGCGAAAGTCGGCCAAGAGATGGCTGGACAAGAATTCGCCAGCGCGGGCGTGATAAGATTCGGCCGGCTCGTGGAGCAGAAAGGAAAGGTCGGACGCGAGGGGCATGGCGGCGGACTCGGCAGTGATGGCAACGGGTTTGATCAACTCACAGTCTCCATCAGTACTAATACTCCGCGTCTCGGGCG